CTGGTTACGCTGGCAGAAGAGTGTGTGGAGATGGTAGAAAATACCATCTCCATTTTCCTAGATTATTTAATTACAAGATATTTGTAATACCATTTATGAGATAACTCTTTTAATAAGAGTTGAGCTTGTTCTTTAGTTGTTGCCCAACCCCTATTAACTTTAGTTTTAGTATCGTAGATAATAAACATTATCTTGTTAACCCAAACTTATTAGCTAGATTAGATGATAGTTGAATACCAAAGTCTTTTATTATTTCGTTATCTCTATTCCTTAGTATGAAAGAAAACATTTCACTATCAAGATAACTAGCAACCAATTGCCAATCTACATCTTGATTGTCGCTTTTATGTAAATTAAACGAGTTCTCTCTGTTGTTAACCGCTCTATTTGAGCGGTTAGTATTTGTAGTATTTGTTAAATTTCTTAAGTTTTGTAAGTCAGTTACTAGATCATTAGGCATTAGCTATTCTCCCTAGTTGCTCTTCAATTTGTTGCTCTGTTTCTTTAGAGTTAGTAACATTTTTGATAGCATAGTAACTTGAACTCTTAACGGGAATTTGTATTTTTTTCTGCGTTAAGATCTCTCTTACTTGTTTCATATCAGTTAAAGATCTATTTACTGAACTAATTGAGAAAACATTATTATTATGAGTAAAGATAAAATTTTCTTTTTCAGTTAGTTTTTTATCATCAATTAATTGATAAACTTGTTTTTGTAATTCCTTACACTTTTTGTCTGCAAGGTTTTTGATATCTTGGTACTGTCTGTACTCAAGCAATAACTTTATTTCAAAAGCATTTAATTTTTTAGCCATGATGTAACTCCTTTAGTTTAATCGTTTAAGGCTAGTATTAACTATTAATACAAATACCAATCTACTTATAATTAATTATAAGTAAAGAAAATAATAATTTATTTTTTCACATAATTTAAACTCCAAAAATTCTGATGACAGGAAGATGACAGGAAAAAATTAATCATTCCAGGTCAGCCCAGGTGATGCGTTCCTGGAGATCTATATAAAAATCAAGACGACGGCGAACAACGAATGTATTTTTCACGACAAGAACCCATGAACTGCGAAGAATAGTGCGAACAAACATGCAAAGAAAAATGCAACGAAAGGATTTCGACCAACTGCAACCAAAATAATAAAGGTAATAAAGAAAAACATCATAGCTGCAACTCAGCTGCACGCAGACGCCAGTTCCAGCTTGTGCCTGGATCTATAAAAAACCCCAGAAAACGGCGATATTTCAATGTATTTTTCCACAGAAGCCCAGGTGGAGGCGAAGCTTCAGGCTCAGATGGTAGTAAAAAATGGCTGTTTTCTGCCGATTCTTTGAGCTTGACAACGGAGAAAATGGCAGCCGCCGTCTGTTGTAATGTATAATAGAGCCACGAACGTGGCGAAAAGTCAGCGTATTTTTTCGGCATCGTTCCCCCTAATGTTTTAAGTATGCTATATCGGGATATTTTGGATCCCAGCACGCCCGGCAAGACTTGCATTCGTTATCTTGTTTATATGCTTTGCATAAGTGTGACGTTGCCAGGTTTTCACTAGTGACAACCGTGGAACTGTGCCCGTGCGATTTATGCGGAACGCCGTTAACCATTGTTGCAGAAAGCCTGACAACTAAATTTTTTGGGAACTCGCCGTATTTGTTTTTATATTCTTTAATGAAACCAGCTTCACGCGTTGGCAGCCAGTGCATGACCTCGGGTGTTTTGTTGCATACTTCAACAATTTTCTTTAAATGAGCCACGCCCTGGAGATCCCCGCTATCGTGCCATCTAAAATATTTTGATTTCTTTTTATACCAATTGATTAATGAAGCCATAGCCTCAACCCATAATTTATTGTCAATTGATTTTAATCTGCGCTGGTGCGCCTCGTACACATTCGGGAAAACATACCGACCCTTTAACGCGTAACAAGCAGAACAAACACTATTGGCAACTTTTCTTAATATACTTCCTGTTTTGCAATCCTTGGCACTTAATCCGTAGCCATGACCTGGCATCTTGGACGGCTTAGACAAGCCCCCAACCAGCGCCCACGCTTCTTTTACTGTAAACATTATGACCTCTTTTTCTGCGGGAGGGAACGAGCCCCGCGACTCGGGAGCTACTCTTAAGCATGTCTCAGGTATTAGCCCTACCAGTTCAGTAACTCCATTTAAGAATATAGTTATAACTTATTATAAGTCAACCAATTAAAAATTTATTTTTCCCCAGCGGCGCAGGCTCAGCTGCACCTGGGATGGTAGCTAAATCTATATAAAAGCCCGGAAAACGGCGAAAAGTTAGCGTATTTTTTCCCGAGCCTCCAGGGCACTGGCAGGCCCAGCGTGGGCTTCAGGGTAATTTTTGGCGGATTTCTGCGATATTTTAAAGTCTTCCCGCAGCTACCAGCGGCACACCTGGTGTGTTAAATCAATCTATATAGAGGCGTGGGGTTTGGCGTATTTTTGGCGTATTTTTACGAGCTGCGCAAAGCGATCCTCGGACCATGTTTCGGTCATGACCAGATCTGGGGCGAGCTTCAAGCCTTTTTCCCCGAGCTCCGTGGCCCTTTTTCCCCCATATATCAGCAGTGACCTCTGTAAGAGGGCCTTAACGCAGATGAAAGATGTTCCACCATACTTTTCAAAGCGATGATGCCATGCAATTTGCTTAGAACTTAACAAAACTTTGTTAGTCTTAGTTAATTTTAATTCGACCCAAAATGTATGTCCAAAGCCTGTGTCATTATCCTTAAAAAATCCATGTAAATCAGGTATTCCAGGAGATGTTTTAGACTCAACTCTGTCCCACTTAACAATGTTACTGTTAAGTCGAATTGTTTTCCAAATGTTTTTCTCTTTCATCCTCTGTTTTCTTTTCACGTGAAATTGCATTTACAACTTTTGGAAACCTTTTTTTCAAGTCAGCAAGCCTTCTTTCAACCTCTGCTTTAGGCATACTATCAATTGAACCAGTCAAAATTTCTTTTCTGTCAACATACAAACCTGCTGCTTTTCCTCTTGAAACTTCAGCACTAACGGCTGCCGTATAATTGCCTTTTTCTTCTGCTGCTTTTGATAAACTTGCAAGCCTTCTCATGTGACGATTATAATTGACATGATATTTTTTATGTTGCTCTTCTCTCAACTCTAATAAATAATCATAAACTTTTGGATACTTCTCTCTGTTTTGTAATTGACTTGCAATTACCCTAGCAGACTTTTCAGAATATCCTGCTTCAATGGCGCATTGAGTTGCCGTCCACTCACCATCATACATAATAATTAACTCACAAAATTTTCTTTGTTGAGGAGTTATTTCAACAATATTTGATTTTTTCATAGTCTACCCCTTATACAGCATTTTTTTCAAATTTAAAAATTTTACCTTTTTTACCTCGCGCGCGATACCAAGAAGGTTTGCAACTGTTACCTGTTACCTGAAGAAAAGTCTCTCAGGTAACACCATAAGTAACACTTTTTTGCTTGTTTTCTGCACGTTGTAGCCAAATGTTACCTGTGTTACCTCAAATTTGAGCAAAAAGTAAAAAAATATTTTTTTCAAAATAATTACTTATATAGACAGAACTTTAAAATACCTTTGGATCATCAGATATAGGCATTATTTCTGTAATTTTCTTTAGTGCTTTTACTCCTTGACTAACAATATATTCCCATTCATGTTGACTATAGATTCTTTTAGCTTCTTCTCCCCAAAATGTAACGTGAACTTTATTACAATCAGGACAGGTGTAAACTCCTTTAATCGGATTTAGGGGTAAATGTGAGGACGTTGTTGCCATGTCTCTCCTTTAATTTTTTATTAATGTATTCAGAAGCTGCTTTATGATCAATGAATTTAAAATCATTTATAAGGAGGGTGCACCGAGAGGAAAAATCTTGTGGTGCTAATCCCTCCAAAAGAGCATCGATGACATTAGCTTGCGCTTCCAGTAAAATATCATCACTCATAAACTGCCTCCTAGCCACCATATCGGTTCAGCCGTTAACAGTCTTAATTGTATACCTGAAAATTAACAAGTACACAATAACTTATAACAAAGGTAAACGGGGTGAAAAAGAATAAAAACCCCGTCTACAAGTTAATTTTATATTAAAATTTTAAAAAGGTATAGGTTTTCCTTGTTGAACACGGACCACGGGACACGCATCAATGAATTTGGCTCTCTTTCTTAGTGGCTTTACCCACACATCCTGGAGGGCGTCTAGCCCAAATCTCTCCTTGGCTATTGCACGTTTTACATTCTTGCGTAGCCTCTTCTGTTTCGAACGTAAGACGTATATACCCATTACCCTTGCACACGGGACACGGTTTCTTGATCAGTTCCTGTTTCATATCTCCTCCAAATTATTATTCTCAATCGTTCCCATAACAATCGATCGGCGACTTCGCGCGCGGTACGGGGTTCCCGTACGGCTTTTTTACTAATCTTTTCCAGTGCAGCACGTAAGCACTTTTCTATATTCCGTTTTTTCTTGCTTGCCATTCTGGATCTCCCTCACGTAAACCTTTATTATATTCCTCTTCCAGGCGAGCCTCGTATACTCGTCTTATGCGCCATCTACCTAAAAGATATCCCAAAACAAATGCACCAGCTAACCATCCAAAATAAATAAAATTACTCATCAACTGCCTCAACTAAATCTGAAAAAATTTTAAAAGCTGCTGGGTGCGTATAAAATAATTTATTAAGCGTGCGATCACGTAATTTTTTTGGTGCATACTTAATAATAAAAATAACTGAACGTTGTGGTTTGCGTAAAATTTTATCAAAGTAAATACGCATAATACTAAACCAAAAATAAAATAAATAATTTTTTAAATGTTCCATTACTTAAATACTCCTCTTCTTTTAGCACTTTTTTCTCTTGTCTCTTCAAGCTCAACTAATTGTTCAATCAACTTTGTTATTGATTGATATCTTTTCTGTGCTAATTTTTTTAGCCTTGCATGTACTTCATGCCTTACAGCAATCGTTGAGTAGGGTGAATTCGATTTCTTCATTTCTTCTCCTTTTGTTTAATTAATTTATCTAAATACCATTTAGCTTTTTTTAAATCTTCAATGCCATTCTTTGATTTGTACCTGGAAATATACTTAACAATATTTCCTTCCAAAAAACCCATTTCATATTCGATAATAAAATCAGTTACTTGAATTTTTTTTCTATAGTAAGACGGATTTATTTTATCTTGTTCACGGGACACGGCGCATGAGCTCCTGTAGTTTATGAAAAAAGATTATTCTAAATTCAATATCTTCAGCACCTAACATCGCATTAATGAGATTCTGTTGGCGTCTTAAAAATAATTCTTCAGTCATCGGTAACGGCTGATAGTCAACCGTTGGACCTGGCTTCATAGAATTAATTCCTGATTGCCAACTTATAATAACCATTCGAAACCTCCCCTACTCCAAACGATCCATAACCCAAACAACAATGCAAAAAGCAAAGTGTTTTTGTAGAGAACTATTCCCGCTATTAATATGATAGCTATTACTCCATGTAACATTGTCATACGTAACTCCTTTCGACGGGAATAATTCCCTAGGTTAGCAACTCGGTGGTATATCTACCCCTACAATTCGGCTTGTGCAGTCGGACATGTAGCTAACGTTATGCTAACCTATAACTACATATAACTATTTATAATGTGTGTTCAAGTCTTTTTTATTACTTTTATCCAATCACGATATTGTTCATTCAAAACTTTGTTGGAAATCTTGACTTTTCCTACTAAATTCGCGATTATGTGTTCATCGACTGTGCCAACACATTGTAGATCTATGTACAAAGTTTTTTGATCTTGGCCATATCGATGAATACGATCTTCCGATTGAATGCGTACTTCTAAGTCATAATTATTAGAATAATAAATAATTGTTTTTGACACAGTCAAATTTAATCCGTACCCACCTGTCTTTGGATTGGCTACAAGATATTGCAGCTCAGAGTTTGGATCTTTAAATTTTTCTATGATGTCTACTCTTTCTTTATCTTTTGTTCCTCCATAAAAAGATTCTACAATAGAATGATTGTCATACTTTTTTGTAATTGCTTTTACTATGTGTTCAATGTTGTGACGATAGTTTGCCCAGATAATAACTTTACCATCGATCTCATCTAAACAATCCATCAATGTTTCTAATCTTGGGATCATTCCTTTTTCATCATGCAGATCTACAATGCCATCATCATCTGTAACTAAAAAGCCACAAGCGATTTGATGCAGCCGAAGCATCATTGTTAATTTTGCGACAGCTGTCGTTTCTTCTCCAGAGTCTAGCCTTGCAATTTGTAACGCTTGCATTTGTAAATATGCATCCTCTTGTTTTTTATTCATTTGTACTTCCCTGGTGACAAATGTTTTTGGAGGAAGATCTAAGCATTCATCTTTTTTTACACGAAAAGAAAAATTATTTAGTAAACCTGTTAGATCACTAAGACGTTGATAACCAAGAACTTTTTGGTAAGTGTAGTCTGCTGCATAACCTGTTTCCATGACACAATATTTATTTTTAAATGACCAATAACTTGGTTGTTGTAAATGTTTTGGGTCCAGAAAATAACACTGAGAAAATAAATCCAACGGACTGCGGGTCACGGGCGAACCAGTCAGGATCCGACGATACCTAGCTAGTGTACCAAGTTTCATTATACTTTTAGTTCTAGCAGCTTTAGGATTTTTAATCGTCGTAGACTCATCAATCGCAAACATCGCTGGATATAATTGTAAAAATTTATCAGCAATCTTTTTACCTTTAACACTTGAGAACGCTTCAACGTTCATTAAAAAAATTTTAAATTTATTTCCATCTTTATATAAGAAATCATTACGTCTCTTTTTTTCTTTGATTGTATCTACAGGATTCCAATCATACACATCATACTCTTCGATAAGTGGTGACATATGCGCGGGCAATTGTTCTACTTTCCAGTTACGATAAACACCTTTCGGTGCAACAACTAATGCGCCTTTAATTTTGTTTGTTAAATATAATAAACAAATATTATCTATTAAAACTTTTGACTTACCTGTGCCCATCTCCATGAAATAAGCAAAACTGTCACGGCTCCATGACTCTTCTAATGCTTTTTTCTGATGTACAAAAGGTTTCGTTCTGAAACGATATTGTAACTCCATTTGCCCTTTATAGTTGTAAAATGCATAAAAAACAACTAAATGTAAAATTGATTTGGTACTGTTATTTACGTAACTCCTTTCGTCCCAGATCAAGGCTAAAGAAATTAGGCTAGGTGGTTCAACCATACCTAGCCTTTTTCTTTTTACGATGCTCTATGTTTTTCAATCCAATGAGGTTTAGCAATTTGTAATAAAAATTGCGTTGCTCTATCATTATCAGCCCACTGTTTTGCAGATACTTGAGAGTCATTTAGGTCATAGTACATTGCATATTGATCTCGTACAGCTGACCATAATTGCTCCCAAACTTTGTAAGTCATTCTTGGTTTCTTTTTCATATTCACTCCTAATTTTTGATAGCAAAGGCTACATATATACTACGTGCTTTTTGATACGTTTGTTAAATTAAATATGTGGATAAAATTTATTATTTGACAATCAGATATACTTTCATGTAAAGGAGTTACAAGTTGTTAGCTGCAACGATTAACATAGGAGTTACGATGCCCAAAGATTTAGATTCAATATTAGACACACTTGCAACACAGGCTGTTGATCAAAAATTAAAAGACCTTGATGGAGAAGGCTTATCAGACATCGGAGCTCTTTGTAAAAAATTAGTAGAAACAAAAGAACAAAAACAATTACATGAAAAAGCTGCTGAAGAAGCAACGCAAGAAATACAAAATTTAAGTGCAACTATTGGCACATACTTAAAAGAAAAAAATTTAACTTCTTTAAAATTAACTGATGGTAGTCTCGTTGAATACGATGAAAAGTTAAGAGCAAATATAAAAAGAGAAAACATGCATAAAGCATATGAATTCATTCGGTCGCTAGGTGCTGGAGATCTAATTAAAAACGAAATCAAAATGCAATTCGGAAAAGGTCAAGATGATGACGCAGAAAAGTTTCGTGAATTTTTAATTAGCAAAGGCCTTGTTCCTCAAGAGAAACAAGGTGTAGCTTGGAATACTCTCGATGCATGGTGCAGAGAGACAATCGAACATTATGCAAGAGAAGGTAAAACTTTTCCTGAAGAGTTGTTCGGAATTTTTCGTTATCACAACGTTAAAATAAAAAATAAGTAGGAGGTCGCATGGCTAAAAACGAAGTAGCTACAAAAAAGAAAACAGAGGTAGCTATAAATGACGACGCACTAGATCTTATAGTGCAAAATCTTGGGGATGGACTCAGTAATGTTACAACTCAAGATATATTAATACCAAGGTTTCAAATATTACAACCAATGTCACCAGAAGTAAGTGATAAAACTGTAAAAAATAATAGACCAGGAAATATTATTAATAAAGCTAACAAAGAAACTTTTGATGGTGAAACAGGTATACGTGTCATTCCATGTGAGTTTTACAGAAATTATGTTGAGTGGGAAAAGCGAGGACAAGGAACTAGTAAAGCACCTGTCAACGTGCATCCAGCTACATCGGATATCATGTCTAAGACAAAAAGAGATCCAAACGATAATTTAAATTACTTACCTAATGGTAATTATGTCGATGAAGTGGCAAATCATTTAGTTGTTGTACTTGATGAAGATGATTTACCTTTATCTAAAGCTATGATTACTATGAAAGTTTCACAAATGAAGAAAAGTAGAATGTGGTTGTACATGCAAAAAACAGCCATTTTAAAAGTTGGTGAAAGAGTTATACAAAATCCACCAAGCTACAGCTTCGTTTATAATTTAAGCTCTACCTTAGAGTCATCTGGAGGTAATCCTGTGCATGGATGGGTTATTGAAAGAGAAGGTATGGTTAAGAAAAAAGAAACCTTAGAACAATGCATCAGCTTTGCTAAATCTTTCCAAGAGGGAGATGTAGGCGTAGCTGCTGATCATGACGAAGAACAATCATCTAGTTCTGACTCCATGGTTGATGTTACTCCTCCTGAAGAAAAAGAGGAAGTAACGGGCGTAAAGTTTTAAGAAATGGTTCGTGAGTTATTAACAAGGCAAAGATTTGACCTCGTTGTACTGTTGGTAATTTGCGCGTGAATTGTGCTCGGGTTTAGAAAAAGTAATAGTTACTTCGCCGTAACTCCTGAGCACACTTCACTACTGAGAGGTCAAAAATGTTTAAAAGATTTAAAAGTTTATTTACAGGTTTAGAAAGAGCGCATGGTCAATATGTGGCTGGTGAACTTGACGAAAAAGGAAAAAAGGGTGGTAAAGCTTTTATTAAAAAAGCAATTGTTACAGATACACTCTGGGAAAATCATTTACTTGGTAAGGATCCTAGTCTTGGCATTGTTCCTATTAATGATGATAGTGCTTGTCAATGGGGTTGCATTGATGTTGACACCTACCCTATTGATCATCAATCTATTGTTGATGAAATAAAAAAATTAGAATTACCTTTAATTGTTTGTCGTTCTAAAAGTGGTGGAGCTCACATCTTTGTTTTTTTACAAGAGTTTGTACCAGCAAAATTATTACGATCTAAATTAATAGAATGGGCCGCGGATCTCGGTCATGCAGACACAGAAGTTTTTCCAAAACAAATTAGCCTTAACACCGAACGAGGAGACGTGGGTAACTTTTTAAACCTACCTTACTTTGGTGGAGATGAATCTTTTCGATATGCATTTGCAGAGGACGGTTCTAGTCTTACCCTTGAACAATTTTTAGATGTAGCAGAAAAAACATCAATTTCAAAAGAACAACTATCTAGAAAAAAAGCAAAGAGAGAAACGAATAAAGAATTAGACGATGGTCCACCTTGTCTTCAAACATTACAGGCCATGGGTATATCTGAAGGTGGTAGAGATCAAGTTTTATATCAATATGCAGTGTATGCAAAAAAAGCTTTTCCAGATAATTGGCAAACCAAAATTGGAAAATTTAATTATCAATACTTTGAACCAGAGTTATCAATAGAACAAGTTAATAAAACAATTAAGCAACATGAAAAACAAGATTATCAATACAAGTGTAAAGATCAACCAATGTGTTCGGTATGTAATCCCGTGCAATGTAAATTACGTAAATATGGTATTGGTTCAGCCTATCAACATCAACTAACAGACTTACAAAAATTAGAAAGTGATGAGCCAGTTTGGTTTTTAAATGTTGATGGTAAACGTATCGAGTTAGATACAGATACTTTATATGATCAAAATAGATTTAGAAAAAAATGTATGGATGTACTTACAGAGTTACCACCACGTATGAAAGAAGTTGATTGGGCAGCTAGAATAAATTTTTTATTAGAAAGCTGCGATATCATTCCAATGCCTAAAGAAATTAGTAAGCAAGGTAGATTTGATGAACATCTTAGATCTTTTATGCGTGAGAATGGTGAAGCATTATCTATTGATGAAGTTTTAATTGATAAAGTTTTTACAGATAAAGAAGATGTTTCTTGGTTTACACTAAGCGCCCTGGAGACATTTTTAAAATCAAGAAAATTTACTGAGTATAATGAAACACAAATTTGTGGACGCATTCGAGAACTTGAAGGAGGCAGTAAAAAGAAAAGAGTAAAAGGTGCGTTAGAACATTTATGGTATATGCCAGCAATAGATTTTGACAATGCTCCACTACCAACCAAGGATCAAGAAGATGAAGTGCCATTTTAAATTGTTTGACTTGTGTATTATAATATGTTATAACTTATTTTTAACAAAGGAGTTCAAATGAAACTATCAAAAAAAGTATACGATCATATTTTTACAGCTCTTGCTTTAGCCGATGAGAGTTGGAGAGATAATGAAGATACTCAGAAATATTTACCACAAAGTGAACAAGCAATTAAATGGCTTAAAGCTGCTTGGGACAAACAAGAAAAAGGTAAATTAAAAAAACTAAGAGATCTAAAACCTGGAGAAGGTTCTTCTAAATTACAAGACCCGAAAAAGAAATTAGAAGAGTGGTATGCTAAAAACAATGTGAAGATAGGCATATGAAATTAAAACACTTAGATTTATTTAGTGGTATCGGTGGCTTCAGTTTAGGACTAGAAGCCACTGGTGGTTTTGAAACAGTAGCGTTTTGTGATATTGATAAGTATTCAAGAAAAGTTTTAAAAAAGCAATGGCCAAGCGTTAAACAATATGAAGATATAAAGGAGTTAAATTATGAAAGACTTAAAGCAGATGGAATTGGGGCTATCGACATCATCACAGGTGGATACCCTTGCCAACCTTTCTCCGTCGCAGGTAGAAAAAAAGGTGAAGAAGATCCGAGACATCTCTGGCCAG